TAAAACAGGAGACACATTCATTGAAGTTTTCGCCAAGGAAGCAAATACAACTGAAGGTATTGAAAAAGGTCAAAAGTTAAGAATTAACGCTAATGATTATGATGCTAGTAAGCATGATTTAGCTGCTCCAGATAAAACAGAAGACACATTCATTGAAGTTTTCGCCAAGGAAGCAAATACAACTGAAGGTATTGAAAAAGGTCAAAAGTTAAGAATTAACGCTAATGATTATGATGCTAGTAAGCATGATTTAGCTGCTCCAGATAAAA